GTGTATTCCAACTCACCCCACCAACAGAAATCCCCCGGCACTCAATCGCACCGGGGGATCTTTCAATCGCGTGTATGTTGATGAGTGGTTAGATGTTGAACGTTTCCTCAATCCATTGAATTTCATCTTTGATTGCAAATTGATGATTCATGACTTCGCGAGTGGTAAGCGTTTTGTAAGCAATTAGCAAACCCTTAGCGCACTCATCAGCTTCACAGCTTTTTTTCCACCAATAATCATCATTAGTGTCTTCTTCTTTTTTGCTACGTTCAAACAATTCAAGGCTCTTTTTCTGATAGTTAAAAGCCTCAATTAACATGTTACGTGCTGCAACAACAATGTCGAGGTTAAACGGATTGCCAATGTTGTTAACGAGGTTTTCAAAGTAGCTTGCCATTTCCAGTTCCCTTCATCCGTGCCATTTCCAACAACACTTATACTATAGGAAACCATTGACATTGTCAACACTTATTTAGCATCCATCCAAAGCCAACAATTCATTCACTTTTCGCTGCACTTCGTCAGGGTCATAACCAGCGGTTATCAACGCTCTACGACGTTCTTTGCCATCACCCCAGTAACCCTGTATAACATCACGTGCAACGTTTTCCACGCTATCATTCTTCGCGGTACTTGCGATGATCTGCCCGTCTGGCCTATTGCCGATGATGATTGTCGTGTGGTGGACAATATTAATCAAAATGTCCCCTGGCAACATGCCCTTACCGGTTGCAAAATCAACGTTTACACGCTCGAAACCTCGGGCTTTCAAATAGTCATATTCCGTGCCGGTGAAAATGTCGGGTGGTATTGTCGTTGCAAGCTTGAGCGGAACAAGCGCGATGTTAACCACGACACCGACAAACGATGAACAGTCTGTATTGCATTTTTTAATACGCTTGCAATTGCGCAAGTACCATTTAAGCGCTTGCATCTGGTTGTAAAGCCCGTTTCGCGTTTTCTGCGAATAGCCTACACGGTTTGACTTTGCAAGCCTAACCGCAGCTTGCACAATCCTATTGCGTACTGTCCTCGGGCGTTTACCGTAATAGCGCATGCACAGATCATATCCACCTTCTGAAAAATTACGGTAAGTGGACACGCTCACTTCATGCCCTGTTTGATCACCTGCTGTACCGTCGATGGTGTGTTTTTCGCTTTCACGCGCTGCTACTTCATACTTAGTCATGGCCATTAATCCCTAATCTGTCCTTAATGACTTCCAGTACGGTTGACAACGAGTTTATTGCATCGGTCATGTCTTGACGCTCCTTGCTATGCCGTGTCTCGCTTTCGTTATGCATCCATGCCATATAACAACAAGCGACGATAGGAAAGCCCAAAGAGCCTATGAGCGTGCTAATCATTTGAATTTCTTCCATCTGCAACCTCTTTCCTCGGTCTGCCGTTGGTTCTCGTTTCCTTGTACATTTTAACGCTTTCGGAAGTGATCATGCACTGGCCGTTGATGGTAGATGACTGCAGCGTCCCGTTTTTGCAAAGCGTGCTCACACGTTGCCGGCTTATGCCCAGTTCCATAGCTGCATCAATTGCCGGCATGGTTTCCACAATGTCGAAAGCGTGCTTAGGCAGCATGTAACGGTTACAAGAACCGTTCCAAGTCATTCTGATTTCTTGCTTAGTGAAGGGGTGTATTGCAATCACGGTTCCGTCTGCAAACTGCGTCGCTTCGAACATTAAACCAGTAAACGGGCATGTAAGCGTTATTCTTTTCATATTTACTATCTCCTTTGTTAAAGTGTTGATATAATCAACAATTATATATTACATGGAAGGGGCGCACATGGCAAGAAACAGAAAAGCAAGTGATAGCGCATACAACGCGAGAAGGCGCTATGGACGCGCAGCCGAACGCTACATTAAAAAGGCCAATCAATCATCAGGCGCAACAGCTGAAAGATATAAGGTACTCGCACGTGAGAATTACGAAAAGGCTATGCGCACTTACGACCCGAAAACGACGCAAAACGTAGCGGGTCGCTTGCGCGAGGTTGGTAATGCGTTGGGTGCTCAATTAACGCCTGAAAACATGCGCACAATGATTAACAAGGATGTAAGCGATTCGAGACGTAGAAACCTCATTGAATCTTCTACTCAATCTCTCGAAGGTACTAGCGATGTAGCACGCAGGGAGCGAGAAGCCCGCACGATGCTATCAAATACCAACGTCGGCCATAAGATTATGGCCGGTCTTATCGAGGTCTGGGAAGGTGCCGAGGATAGGGAGAAGGCTATATTGGACTATTTCGGTGCTGATAGCTTGGCAGATGTAATTGACACGCTCGAAGAGAAGCTAGGTGATAGGCTCTATGCTACAGACGATATAGGTTCAACCTATGCAATCGTGAAGCTCGAAATACAAAACATGGTTGCCGATAACTCGCTCATAGCATGAAAAGGGTAAGGAAACCATACAAGATCATCGGCGCATACGATAGTGAGACAACCAATATAGAAACACCGACGAGCGTTTACGCATTTCCGATATTGCATCAATTGGGCATTGTCGATAAAGACGTTATCGAGCTAGACGCGCAAAACGTCGAAGCTTCTACTAGGGTTTACTTGTACCGTCACGCACTCGATCTGTATGAGAAACTCGATACAATCGCGAATACTGCTTATGATTACGTGCCTGTTATCTGTTGTCATAACCTATCTTTCGATATGTATGGCTTATCAAGTTGGTTTTCGCGTCATAACGTGCGTGTATTGGCTAAGAGCTCACGCAAACCGATTACCTTTACCGTGCAAGACGATAGCGGTAATCCTCGCTTGGTCTTGTGGGATACGCTCGTATTCAGCGGGCAGAGCTTGGAGCGCATGGGCATAGATTGCGGTTATCAAAAAGGCGTTGGAGAGTGGGACTACAACCTCATACGCACGCCTGAAACGCCTTTGACCGATGACGAACTTGATTATGCGAAACGCGACATATACACGCTGCTTGCGTGGCTTGGGTGGTGGTTGCGCCGTAATCCCGACATTGAGCCCTCGAAACTAGGGCTTAACGTTGTGACTAAAACAGGTGTTGTTCGTGAGCGTAGGCGCGTGCGCTTCGACCGATTGCGCGGTAACAATTCTAAATACAACGTCGGTCGCTATTGGCTTTACATCAATCGCACTGAGTCTTTTAAAAGCGACGATGAATTGTATACGTGCATGGAGTGCACAAGGGGCGGTTTCACCTTTTGCGCGTCTTCCAACGCGTCTGTGCCATTCGATTTGTCAACATCCAGCAGGCGCGTTTTTGCCTTCGATGCTACGTCGCAACATCCCGCGCAAATGGTAAGTCATCTATATCCGGTTAGGTTTTGCGAAGCGAGCCCGAAAGAGCTTGATTTAGCTTTTAGCCTGGTAAGCAAGATGACGCTTGATAAAGTTTTGTCCAAATGGCACAAGCCTTTTCCAGTCGCTTTTTACGCATGCTTCGAATTCGAGAATCTAAGGCCGAAAGCAGGTAGCGCGTTTGCACGTGATGGCATTTTTCCGCTCGCAAGCGCACGATACAAAAATGCAGCGACAAGCAACGTCCTTGAAGAAAACGGCGATAAGCAGGCGCAAGACGATAACCGGCGCGGTTACGGATACTGCGACGTAGCAGAAAACGCAAAGGTTGCTTTCGGCAAGATTGAAAGCTCCAAAAGCATACAGCTTTACATTACGGAGTTGACCGCTTGGGAGATATGCCAATGCTACGACTTTGACGGCGTTAAAGCGGTGCATGGCTACATTACAGGCCGATTTGCAAAGCCTACTGACATGAGCATTATTAGCGTCATGCAGTTTTACAAGGCTAAGAATAGCTTTAAAGACGCTCGAGAGATGTATTACAAGACGCATACTATAACAAACGGCGCAGAGCTTAAAGCGTTGGGTATTGCGCCGGCAATCGTAGCGCAAATGGAAAGCGGGACATTGCCGGCGCAAGACGTTGAAAGCACGTATCTAAGTTTGAAGGCTGATTTAAACGCGCTTTTCGGTATTGAGTGCAGCAATGAGTATCGACGCAATACGGTATTAGCGAATAATGGTATACAGTTCGAGGGCGATTTCGGCATATGCAATAAGCCGAAAAATCCAAAGGCTTGGTATCAATTCGGCCAGAGAATCGTTGGATGGTCACGTATAGCGCAAGTATGCGTGATGCTCCTATGTAAAGAGCATGCCATAACGTATATCAACGGAGATACCGATTCTATCAAGATGCTAGCTGAAAAATCAGATCTGCAAAAAATCGAGCTTGATTTAAAGCGTTTGTCAGACGCAATCGATAAAGCTAAAGACAAAGTCTGCATGCGTGTTAAGACACGCTACCCCGCGCAATACGACGCACTGGAAGACATAGGGCATTATGTTTTCGAGTTCGAAAGCGATCGTTTTTGCGCAAGCTGGAATAAGGCATATTGTATGCAAGACGAAGACGCAGACGGCAACAGGCGCTTTTCATTCACGTTGGCAGGCGTGCCGACAAAGAAGCGTGTGAGTGCCGTTAGCTCTTTCATCGGCATAGACGGCTACGCAGATAGGTTATATAAACTAGGCTATACGTTCGAGCAGATCTGCAACATTCTCTTAGGCTACAATGTCACGCTTGCGAACAACGTCATACGCTTAAATGCCAGAAAATTCCCGCAATGGGGCGATATGGTAAGCGAACGTGTAACCGATTATCTAGGCAAAGAGTCGCGTGTAATCGAGCCGAGTGCTTTAGCCCTATACCCGATGACGAAAACGCTTAACGACACTTTAACGCCTGAAAACAATGTTAACGCTCGTATAGCGAAATCTAACAACACAAGTGTGAACTTACAACCAATAGTAGTGCACGCTAAGGGCATAACAAGATTGGATGGTGTTTTAAATGCCTAGGTTTTACAATTGGGACAAGACATTTTCATACCAGACGGGAACCAATGGGGAGATTTGTCTAGTCGCAGGTGGCAAGGACATAGGCAAGACTTTTGGCCTACGCAAGAAGTGCGTGGAGCGCTTCATCAAAGCAGGTGAGCGGTTCTGCGAGATATGCAGAACCAAAGAAGAGCAAAAAAGTGTCATGGTGGGCTATTTCGACAAGCTGCAAAACGAGGGGTTTTTTCCTGAATACGTTTTCAAATGCGAGAAGTCTACAGGCTACATTGCGAGGAAACCTGCAAGCGACGATGATTCTCCCGACTGGAAAGTGATTTGCTATTTCGTGGCTTTGACTGCCTTCCAGCAGGAAAAGAAAAGGACATACGTTAAACCCACTCGATTCATCTACGACGAAGCAATCATAGATACGAAAGACCGCTACCACCGATATTTACCGGATGAATTCTTAATATTGGCTAATCTGCTCGATAGCATTTCTAGGCAACAACCACATGACGATTATCAATACAGGGTTTACCTGCTCGGGAATGCCGTTGATTTGACCTGTCCGTTTCTGCGATTCAATGGTGTTGAACGTATGCCCGAGTTCGGTTATCACTGGTATAAGAACAAGACGGTGCTCTTTCATTACGTCGAGCCTTGGGATGCGCAAGACCGCAAAGCTTATACGCTTGTCGGGCGCATGCTTGCCGGACACGATGAAAGCAAGGTTATCTTTGATAACGAGTTTCAAGATACGACGGGTGGGGAGATTATGCGCAAGACCAGTGCCGCGAAATACGCCTATGCGCTTAGATGGGGCAAAGTCACCTTTGCAATATGGATCGATTACGGCAAGGGCTATTTCTTCATCACAACCAAGCTACCGAAAAGGGCTCAAAACGTCTATACGCTTGCAAAATCCGATAGCAGCGTTAACTATCAAGTTGTGGAGCGTGCCGATAGCCTTATGAAATTGCTTACGGAGATATACAGATTGGGCGGTTTGCGCTACGAAAGCGCGAGCGTTCGTGAAGCCTTTTTTGAGGTATTGGGTTTCTTAGGCATAAAATAAAGTATTGACATGTTAAACGTTAACCTTTAAACTACGCAACAGTAAGGAGGTGATGGCGAATGTTAGCAAGTGATTTTTGTTGTGTAGTCGGTTTGCTTTGGGCGCTGTCTTTCATGTTCGTGCGTGACGATGAAGGCAAGTATTCAGGCGGTGAGATGATTCTAGGCAAGATTCTTGTTGCCATTGGTGCAACAATGATCTTTATAAGTATGTACGGTATCTCATGGGCGCTAGGGCTGGCAATCCGCACATTCCTATGATTAGGGATTACTGGGTATACCAAAATCGCCAATGTTACGAGCCCTGGGCTTTGTACATTGTCAAAGAGTACGACAGGCGAAAGCCCGATGCAACGACTATTGATTACACGGTGTATGGCGAGTTCATCCAGAACAAGACGCACAGCGTATCGCACGTAAACCTCAAGTATGACGGTTTGCACGGCTATATCGAGCATATAAGCCAGACGATACGCGATGCAGGCGGTATTTTCGAAGGCGAGGAATGGACACAGCTCGAGCGATCTTTACTCAACATATTCACCGATAGGAGATAACGCGCAAAAGGGGCGCGTTAGCGATAAGAAAGAAGGTTTTAAAATGGCAGAAACGACGGCAATCACGGTGCAAACCATTATGAACGAGCAGCCCGGTACTTCCATCTGCTCGATTCAGGCAGAGCCGGGTAACAAGGAGCAAGCGAAAACGATCTTCAACGCGATGAACAATCCGACGCATCAACTGCGTGAGTTCGTCAACAAGAAGATCTGCGTTGAAAACGTGCTTATCGAGGTTAACGATATTCTCAACGACGATACCGGCGAAGTTGACCGAGTTCCCCGCACTGTGCTTATCGCTCCCGATGGAACCAGCTACAGTGCTACGAGTAAAGGCGTTTTCACGTCAATCAAAAATGCCTACGTCGCTTTGGGTGCTGCACCTTGGGAGGGTGGCGTTGAATTCGAGGTAAAGCAGAAGACCGTCGGGCGTGGTCAGATGCTCACGCTGGAGATGGTATAATCCGCTTGGTGGCACTGTCCGAAGTCGCTTTCAGCGTAGATTCAGGTCTTGCGCCCTGTGATGGGGACTGACGCGCAACCCGCCGGATTAAATCTGGGTGCAACGCAAGCGGGGTGAGCGATTAGGCAATAAGCTACCATTAGCAAGCCCTGTATCAGCCATACGGTACAGGGCTTTACTTTTCGTTTTAAGGAGATAGAACAATGACGCAACCAATACAACCACAACCGGCACAACCAGTACCACAGCCACAGCCACAGCCGCAACCGCAGCCGCAACCAATGACGCAACCTGCACAGCCACAGCCGGCACAACCACAACAACCGCAGCCACAGCCACAGCCACAGCCACAACCGGCGCAACCGCAGATTTATTACAATCCCTTGGGTAATACGAACCTGCTACAACCGCAACCAGTGCAACCGGCACAACCGCCGCAATTGCCTAAAGCGCCCACACCTTACGAAGTGACGATAAACCAGCAAAACGAACAGATCCAAGCGCTTATAGCGCAAAACGGCAACCTTATGTCGCAGATAGCGCAGTTAGTGCAAGGTGGAGCGCAGATAAGCGCACAGCAGCCGCAACAACCGCAGGTACAGCCAATGCAGCCGCAACAGGTGCAGCAGGTGCAGCAGGTGCAGCAGGTGCAGCCGCAACAGTTGTATCCGTCGCTTGCAGATGATAACGATTGGAGCCTAGAAGCGCTTGCGAAAGAAATTGGCGTGAAGGACAAGTAAAATGATCAAAGGCAAAATAGAAATTGTGGGAAGGCGGTGAACTAATGGCTCGAGTTTACCAGTGCGACGTTTGCGGCGAAATCTGCAAAAGCGCGGTTACAGTCACTTTCACAAGCTCGTTTAAATACTGCGATCCTTACGAAATCGACTTATGCAGCGAGTGCATCACAAGCGTAAGTAATCTATTCAACAAAAGAGCAAGCAAGATGTACAACATAGGCCGTAATTTAGATGACTTCATACTAGACGATACGCTATAATGCACACAGGCGCTTAAAGACTCGCCTTCTAACCCCTCGAAGCCCTCCCGCGACTATGCCGGGAGGGCTTCACTTATTTGTGTTACAATCCGCTTTAAGCGTAATACTGTAATGCGCAGGCTTGACGGCCAGAAGACACGCAACGGGAAAACGCGATATTAGACGTTTCAAATTGAAAGAAGGTAATCAAATGTCGGTGCTTAACTCCAACATATTGACCCGCGCTTGGTTGTCCGGGAGCTCTATGTTCCAACAGCGCATCCCGAATCCAGCTATTAATTCCTATCAGCGCGTTGTTGAAAATCTTTTCGATCCGATGAATGCAGACTTGTTCAACGAGTTCTCGAATCTGCTTAACGGGCTCAATGCCACATACGTTGACATCAAGCGTTGGCAATCGCAATTCAAGCAGCTCAAGAAGCCTGCTAGCCAGTGGGGCAATAGTGAGCGCCACGTGGCAATCAAGTTTTTGCAGGCACACGCCGGCAAATGGGACGATGAAACCTTGCTCAAAGTCGAACGTCCCGAGTTCGTGGAATGGTTCTACAGTGTCCAGGAGCCGCGCCGCTACGAGTTTTCTTGGTCGCGTCAAGAAATCATCCGCGCATTTTCTCAAGATGGTTACGGTTACGACGAGCTTTTGAGCGGAACCATTACGCAGATGCTTAACTCCGCCGACTACGACGAAATGGTTATCATGTTGCAGATGTTCGCCGAAGCGGATAACCGCATGGGGCTTTACCGCTATCATCTCGACAACGAGCCTACTGATGAAGCAAGCGCAAAGGCGTTGCTGAAAGCAGCGCGTGCAACCGCAGGCCGCATGGCAGTTGCACCTACAATGATGTACAACCACATCCCCGTGCCAGTGGTCGAGGATACGAGCACGCTTATTTTCTGGTGCACGCCAGAGATCACTGCATCTATCGATGTTGACGCACTCGCTGCTTTGTTCAACGCCGATAAAGCGGAACTGCGTTACAAGGTGATTGAGATCCCAGAGTTTCCTATTCCAAACGTAATTGCGGCTCTTACGTCCGAGGACTTTATTTACTACCGCGACTTCATGACGGGTATGGAGCCGCCCTTCTATAACCCGGGCAACCGCACCTACAAGTATTACTACTGGGCAAATGCTATGATTGGTTTCAACCCTGCTGCTAACTGCGTTTTGTTCACAACCGACGAGCAGACCGTTATTCCCACGGTTACGGTTGCGCCTTCTGGTCTGGCATTCACACCTAACGCCGTGAACGTCGTTGCAGGCGGTAAGGCACAGCTCAAACTCAACCTTACCGGTACGGTTACGGGTGCTGATGATGTTAAGCAGGGTATCGCCGTCGAACCCGATGCAGCGATGTTCAGCGTTACCGGCATGCGCGATGATGCAGCAATCGAGCTTAACAGCCGCACCTACGTTGACGATTATGGCGTGCTCCACGTCCAAAAGACGGGTATCGAGGTTGGTGACGTGCTCACGGTCACTGCGAAGAGCGCCTACATCAACCCTTCGGGCGCAACGACGAGCTACACGGCAACTTGCACGGCAACGGTTGTTGCTCCTACCGCGCAAGGTGCGAAGGAATGCGCAGTCGCGACAGATCCTTACATCGAGTACACCAATACGACCGAAGAAGCGACTGCAAGCGAATAACACGGCTTGAAAGAGCGTGTTATCATGAGCGGGAACATATTTGTTCCCGCTTTTTTTTTTAGTTAGGGGGTCGTTTTGGAGTTTCCACATATGAAGGACTCGACGTTTCCGAACCTTGGTAACGTGAACGTTTACAAATACGCAAACGAGTTTGATTATTCTCGCTACGACAAAACGCAGATGCAACTTTGTATGTGCACTGTCCCGTGGGATATGGGCGAAGCGCATATCGGCAACCGCACCATTTCGGGTATCGGCAACGTCGTTTTCTTCGAAACCGAAGATGCGCGTGATGCGTGGTTTGCCGCTATACCCGATGACAAGTGCTACCGGTTCGAGACGAAATACAAGGAACTGCATCGGGAGAAGACGCTCGACATTGAAGTACCCTTTGACGTGTGCGCGAGGTACAACTATATAACGGTAACCTACAGCTTGTTTGCTAACGACGATAGCCCAGTTAAGTTCGAGGATGATAGCGGCCTTAAACGCTGGTTCTGGTTCATACGCGAGGTTGAGTTCGTATCGCCGAATACTACGCGCTTGCATCTGATGCTCGATGCTTGGCAAACGTTTATTTACGACTTTGACGTAACCGGCATGGTGCTCGAACGTGGACACGCGCCGCTTTTCGCTAACGACGTTGACAACTACTTGCGAAACCCTATTGATAATTGCGCAGATCTGCTAACCGAAGACGTGAGCTATGGAGAGATTCGGCAAGTTAAGAGCATCGACGCGCTAGAACTTAATAAGGGCGATATGTACGCCTGCATAGCGACTACTGCAAACCCGCGCGGTAATTGGGGCTTGAAATCTGATGACACTTGGAACACGCCAGCAAGCCAACATTACACGGTTAACGGAGTGCCTAGCGTTTTCGTCTTCGCATTGCCGGCAGGCTATCTAAACACCTTCTTGGAAGAGGTAAACAGCACAGCACCACAATTCAGACAAACCATTCAGGCCGTTTTCTTCTTAGCTCAAAACCTCGTTACAGTGCAGGAAACTTTCCAGTTTTGCGGCAGAACTTGCTACACGCTTGCGAGCACACGTCAAGAACTGCCTTTGATGCAGGAGATCACTAAAAGCATGTTCGGCTATGAAACCCGTTATGCCGAACTTGCGAAACTTTACACTGAGCCTTACGCGCATATCGAGGTTACGGACGAAAAAGGTAACGTCGATATTATCCGGATAGAAGACACTGACGGACGCATTGACGTTTCGCTTGCCGTATCGCTTGCATACCCTATCATTCGGCTTGACGCACATCTGTTGGGCGTAGGAGGGAGCGCAAGCGCAAACCTTGTTTTCAGAAACATCACGTCTAGCACCATGGGCATTGCGGGGCGCTGGTATGAGACGCTCAAAAGCTGGGATGTTCCCACCTTTGCCGTGGTTTTGGGCGCAGCGCGTGAATACGATTACAGCACGTACTTTGACCGGTTGCAGCGCGAAAACGATTTGACAACAACTTACAACAACGCGACAAGGAGCATCGACAACACGAAGACCAATGCCGACGCAAGCGCGAATCAGGCGTACACCAATGCGGAGCGCAGCGCAGCGGCTAGCAGGGATAACAGCTATAAATCCGCTTCAACAGGCCAAACAAATACTAAGCAAAGCGCAATAGTTGCCGAGGGAAATGCGAAAAGAAGCAATCAAGCTGTTTACAGTAATACGACTGGCAGCGCGGCAACAGCCAAGACCAACGCCGACAACAACGCGCAAACTATAATTAACAATACGCTAATCCAAACGACGGCAAATTCTTCTATTACCACACGAAGCAATCAAGCATCATTAACAGATAAAGACTATGCTAATGGACTTGCTCAAGCGTTACAAGCATGGGAAGCAGGATACGCACGCGAGACGGTCAACAACGAGGTAAATGCAGCATATGCAAGCGCGGCAATCGGCGCGGCAGGTGGCGCAATCAATGCAGCTGCATCGGGAGCTATGAGCGGAGCGGCGTTAGGGCCGGCAGGAGCGGCAGCAGGTGCCGTTGGCGGTCTTATCAGCGGCGCAATTAGCGGCGTTACGACGGCAGCGCAAACAGCGGTAGCCGCTAACCTCAAATCGACGCAGGCAGAAGCGACAATTGAGCTTATGCAAGAAAAAGTCGATGAAACCAAGGGAAACAACACCGATAGAACCACAAACCAGAACAGCGCCAACACGGCAAACACTGCGACGGCAAATACTGCATCATCAGGCGTAGCAGCCAATACTGCTAGTACCATGAGCACGAACGCCACGAACACGAAGAACCGTGAAGACGCGAACGCTCTTAACACTAAAACAGCAGGCGATACCAACGCAGAGAAGACGAAGAAAGTAACTGACGATAACGCCGATAGGAGCAAGATAGCCGCAGACGCTAACGCGCTTCGTACTTACAATGCAGCCAACAACAACGCGCTAGGAAACAAAACGCTTGCACTTGAAACGATTAACCCGAACAACAAGACAACCGACGATGCAAACGCAAAGGCCGTACGCGACAACGAACGCATTGACATTCAGAACGACATAAAGCAAGCCGCTTTGCGTGCGCCGTTCGTCTATGGGGAATTCGCCAACGGCAACACGGCAACAACACGCCCGATGGCGCTTATAGCCAACGTCGTGACGCAGGACAAGCACGCAATCGCGAGCGCGGGGGATATGTTCTTGCGCTACGGTTACATGTACGATAGACAATGGAGCTTTAACGGCAATTGGAACATCGGCAAACATTTCACGTACTGGAAACTTAAAGATTTTTGGGTTAAAAACCTGAATGTTCCCGACATGTACGCCGATAGCCTTCGATTTTTCCTGTTCGGTGGCGTTACCGTGTGGCGCGCGCCAGAAGAGATAGGTAATGTAGGCATATACGACAATTGGCCTGATTAGGAGGTAACACGATGGCAAACCCTCGAAGCATTGACGAGATAATCGACTTGCCGAGAAGTGAGCTTACAGACGAAGAGATCGACTTGCTCATTGATTGGAAAGCGAGTATTAAAGCGCGTGATGACGCTTACCAGCAGCGTTTGGAGCTGCAAAGGCAGGCCAACGAAGAAGCGCTGCGCATCACACGCGAGACGGCGCAAGAAGCACGGCGTGCGTTGAACGTTTTAGTCGATAGGGCCATTGACAAGTGGGAGGAGGTAAAGCCCGATGGGATCAAGGAAGAACCGGCGCAAACGAACTGATTTCTTTTCGGATCATTATTGGCAAAGCGACGATTACAATTTCAGGGCATATCAAAAGAATTTCGATATGCTGCTAACACTCGCAATCAACCGCTTTCGCTGGGTAGGCTTGCCGAAAACGTGCGACGCACGTTATCTAGAAAAGATCTTGTTGAGAAACGGCGTTGCAACCATGTCGCATAGGCAGGGCATGCCCGATGTTCTCACGACGCTGCAGGCAATGCCAAATGGCGAATACAATATGTACGGCTTGCCTACAAAGTGGCGTGCCGTTGGATATGACGGACTAACCGATTACGAGTGCGACGAATCGAACGGCGTTCTATGCTGGTATAGCTTTTCGCGTGTGAGCCCTTGGAACGCAATAGAGATCTTTGCCCGAAAGCTTGCACATTACGAGCGCACCGAAGACGTTAACCTCACACAGCAAATGACCCCGTTCATCGGTATTGCCCCACAGGAAAAGAAACTTGAACTGGTTAACCTGCTAAAGCAGGCGCAAGGTGGGGAGCCTGCAATATTGGGCGGTAACGACTTGCAAAAGCTGGTCGATAACGTGAGCGTGCTTGATTTGGGCGTGGAGATGAAAAGCGAAGCGCTCGCACAGGGCTATCAAAATACGCTCAACAATGCGCTCATGTTTTTAGGCGTGCCACATTTGGCCTTCGAGAAGGGCGAGCGCATGATCGAAGATGAAGCCCGGGCGAACACGTCACCTACCGAAGTAATGCTGTTAGACTGTTTGCAGGCACGGCGCGAGTTCTGCGAGAAGGCAAATGAAAAATGGGGCTTGAATGTCCAGTGTTATTACAACAAGGACAATGAGAGCCTTAATTACAACTATGCCGGCAATATCGAAGCACAGGCACAAGACGGCATACTAGAAACCGTAGAGACGTTGGATGTTACTAATCGCGTATTACCCAATGGGCGTTTGTTGCCACGTGCACCGAAGGCGCCAAATGAAGGTGGTGAGCGGTAATGAATATAGTCGATTACGTAGATACTTACACTTCGCACGATGAATGGTACAGCGTCTATACGGTGCAGTTAGGGGAGTTGATAGAAAAAGGTGTTTTCGATTGGAGCTTGCAAGTGCTCGACTGGTCAAGTGCTGCTTTCGATGAAGTCCAATACAAGCGCGTATGCGATTACTTCACATCTAAGTATTACTACCGTGAAATCTCGATGGAGCCATTCTTGGAATGGGCGCGGACGCTTCGCTATAAACTTGTTTACGAGCTGATGCCGAAATACAAGCCGCTATATGAGCGTGTGAAAGATACGGTGCTCAACCCCTTCATGGACTCCGATGAATACTATAAAGAGCGTGCTATCAATTCGGACTACCCCGAAACGCTCCTATCCGGTAATGCGGACTACATCAGCGACGGCAAGGATACGGAGCATGAGAAGATCGTAGAAGGAAATATCGCCGACAATACGCAAAAGTGGGTTATGCAGTACAAAGACGTAGACCAATGGCTCGTAGAAGAGTTGGAGAGTATGTTCATCAGCATGTATACTACACACGTAAACACATGGTAAGGAGGTAGGACACATGAAATGTTGTGATAAGAAGCCCATTAGATATATCCCTTCTTTCGTCGGTTTCACGGCATATCAGCCCGAAGTGCCGGCAATGTACTGGAATGTGAAATCTCAGGAGCAACGTATTTTAGCAATTGTCGAGACGTTGCATAAACTAGTTTGCTACGTCGACTGTTTGGGTGAGAAGGGCAACGAGCTCCGCGCAGATCTTGATGAACTGGTAGAGGAATTCAACCAGCTTAAAGAAGGCGGTTTGATTGACTACTACGAAGAGCAATTGAACGCTTGGATTATCGAGCACATGCCCGAGATCATCTCAAAGTATGTCAAGCAGGTTTTCTTCGGGCTGACACTCGACGGGCATTTCGTCGCGTATATTCCCGAGGGGAGCGCTTGGGAGGATGTTATTTTTGATACAGGAGCAAACTATGACCTTGACACATACGGGCGTTTGATGCTTTACTACGTCACCGATTCAAGCAGCGAGGTTTGGCAGGAAGAGATACCGGACAACACTTTGCATGCCAAGGTTGCGCAACTCGAAACACGTGTTAAGCATAATGAAGACACGCTATACACGCCGATAATGGAAGGGGATCTGTAAATGGCCGAACTTACACCGATTGACTACGGGCGCATAGTTAGGCCGTCCATAGCTCATAACATCAAGAAGATTAACGAGGTTGTCGATTGGATAAACAACTCTGATATTAAGTCTACTAAGTTGCTCGAAACTGGCTTTGGAACTGCTATCGAGGTTGGTACTGCAACACAATTGGCAACGCTTAACATGGATGGCAAGGCTGTTCAGGATGGCACGCCTACGCCTGATAATCCTGTGCCTATTCAGGTGCTAAGGGGGAGGAACCTGCTGCCGAACACGGCCACGTCGCAGACGGTGAACGGAATCACCTTCACGGTCAACGCAGACGAAAGCGTAACGGCGAACGGTACGGCAAGCGCCGACGCGAGTTTTACAATTGGCACGGCAACATTCGCCCCAAGTACAACGTACACGGTCAGCGGATGCCCTTCGGGTGACGGTTCTGACACGTATAAAATCAGAATCGGCGGGTATTCGGCAACGGACGATACGGGGACTGGCAGGACTTTCAATTCGTCCATATTCAATGGGTTGTATACGCAAGGCGTGAACATCGTAATCAAATCTGGTACAACGGTAACGAACAAGACGTTCTACCCGCAGCTCGAACTCGGCTCAACCCCCACGCCTTACGTGCCATACGGGCATGTGGGGTTGGAGGTGCGCGATTCGTCCGACGAGCTGGTTAGCGTGACACCGATACCGCTACCGTCCAAGGGGTTTGCGGCGGCTTTGCCAGACGGCACGGCGGATGCGCTGTCGATTGACTCGGCGGGGAAGTGGGAATGGGAGAGCGTGTGCGATGAGGCGGTGGTAGATGGTACAGGGTATAAATCAACGTCCATATTCGCGCCAACAAACGGGAATACGTGTTACAGACATTCAATCCCAATAACAGATGCTGACACAACGGTTTATTGGAATTTTTATGCAACCATGCTCACGTATTCCGACCGTGTGTTTGGTACTGGTTTATGGCAGCTCGGAGACGCTACGTTGTACAAGTTGTCTGGAACCAATTCGCTTTTAGCGGTACTTCCAAATGACCTCAACACTACAGCTTTGGCTAATACGTGGCTTGCGGAGAACCCCATCACCGTCCTCTACCCGACCGCCACCCCGACCATCGAACACGGCTACATCGACCTGCCCGAAGTACCAGATAACGCAACTTTGCGAATTCTTGCAACACTTGAAACATCATTTGATGCAGGCTGGTTTACTGAGACTGCATTGCCAGAAGTGGTTAATTCGCTCGTTAAACGCATCGAGGGCATTGAAGCAGCTATAGAAAACGGTAGGAGCACGACCTCACTTGATAGTCAGTCAACATTGGTTAGCAGTCAATCAACTATAATCAAAGACACTAATATATCTCTTGAACGTAATGAAAACGAAACATTGGAAATCAATGATACGGAGGTTATCTAATATGGCTTATCGTGAATATATAGGTTCTCGTTACGTGCCGATGTTCGGACGCAAGGGTGAGAGTTCTACGGAGTGGGATAACACGGCGCCGTATGAGCCGCTAACGGTTGTCACGTATCAGGGGAATAGCTATACATCGCGGCAGTATGTGCCTGTTGGGGTTGCTATTTCGAACACGGATTATTGGGTTCAAACGGGTAACTACAATTCTCAAATTGAAGCGTATCGACAGGAAGTGTTCGCGTACAACGACAGGATTAACGCTAACGCTGCTGATATTGATAGTTTGGAATTAGATTTGGATGAAATTGACGCAGATTACAAAGCAGCTGATACGGCTATCGAAAGCGCTTACCAATTAGCAGATCAAGAACTTAGACAAGAAATGCGCCAACAGGCAGAGCTAGTTTGGATAGGGGACAGCTGGTCAGTGTACGAAGACGGGCGCATGCCTAAGAACTGCGCCGCACAACTGCATGCGAAGCTACATAGCTATGCAGTTTCCGCTATGGGCTTCATTCAGGGTGATAGCAATTTCAATGTGCAGGTTGACAACGCAGTAGCAGATACCACAGTTAACAAGCGTGCCGTGAAGTGGGTTGTTATCTATGGTGGTTCTAACGACTGGTCGCATGATTACAGAAACGACACGCAGTTTCAGACACCAATTACGCAGATGTGCACAAAGCTTAGGGCCGCATTCCCCAATGCCGTGATTCATATTTTCTTTAATCCTCGTTTCGGATACGGCTCGACGGTTTACAAGAAAATCAACGACCAAATCAAACTGTACAACTACATTTCGCAACGCATCGATTACGAGAACATCCCTGCAATTGCGCATCCTGAAAGTTCATGTTGGATTAGCAAAGCGTTCATCGGTGATGATAACGTGCATCCCATTGCGAGCGGTTACAAGTATCTTGCCGGTTACGTTGCAAAGTGCTTGCAAGGTGGGGAGCCTGATTACACCTATACGAACATGGTCGAATATCAAATGACCCCGACTAATCCTGAAAATTTTGAAGGTTATTTCTACCAGCGTTACACAAATCGCACGGTTGAATTTGATGTTTATTGCAACGTTAAACAAGAACTTGATGACACGTACGCGATGAAAACAGACGCAAGTGGAATCTTCCCCGTGCAGCTGTTCGTTGATCCTGCTGTTGCGCAGAAATCTAACCAGCTTGCATTTGGTATGTACTCAGCCGATGGGCAGGGTGATGCTCATTGCGCGGTGCAGTTCAACAAGGAATCGAGTGGAACTGACACGATTTGGTTGGTTCGCTCTTTGTTGGGTAACGTGAAAGTTGGGCATTACTTCGGACATGGTAAGTTTAGGTTGTTCTGGTCGTAACAGCTCACCACTATCACGCTCTCGACGATCCCCCGGTGCGATTGAGTGCCGGGGGATTTCTGTTGGTGGGGTGAGTTGGAATACAC